GGCGCCGATTTTTGACGTTTCCAACGTCGGAGGGAAGAAATGTGGGAAATGTGACGGAGTTCACATCGACGTCACCAACATCCACGTTCACCTCCGAAGTTGAGAACCTCGAAGGGCGTGGAACGGTACAGGCCCCGTGGCAATTTCCAACATCGAGTTGACATTTCTCCTCATTGCAGATGCAATAACCGTCATGGCAGCGACGAATCGGCTCGATCGGAAGAAGTGGACGGCCATTCGTCGTGTCGTCATGGAACGCGACCGCGGGCTCTGCCAGATCAAGATTCTCGGGTACTGCACGAAGATCGCCACGGAGGTCGATCACATCCGCCCGATGAGCGAAGGTGGCGAGCCGTACGAACTGAGTAACCTGCGGGCCGCGTGTCGGCGGTGCAACCGTCGGCTCGGTGGGCAGCTCGGCATCCAGCGCCGGGCGATCAACGAACGGCAGAGAGGTTGGTCGAGAGCGTGGTGAGCGACAACGGCTCAGTGCCCCGTGGGCGAAGGCCCGGTAGCGGAGGCCACCCGAGGGACGAAGTCGTCGGAGACGGCGTCGCAGCGGCCCTGGAGGTCACTCTGGGCTCCCTCGACCTGCGCCACGAGGCCGCAGCGCACGTCGCAGCGATGCGAGTCGTCGCCGCCCGCCTCGACGGCACCTACGACTCCGACACGCTCTCGAAGCTGGCCTCGACGTTCATGCGCCAGTGCGTCGAGCTGCGCCAGTGGGTCGCCCCACCGCCGATCGAGGAGGACCCGTGGGACGCTCTCTCCCGGTCGCTCAACAAGGATGTCGCTGGTGACGACTGACGAGGATCAGTCCCCGCCACCTGAGTTCACCCTCTGGGGCCTGGAGCCTCGCGGCGGCGGTTTCCACATGCTCGCCGAACGGTGCATCTCGTGGACGGCCGCTGACGGCTGCTGGTTCGTGGGGACGGCGACCGGTGTGGCCGAGTGCTTCCCGTTCGCTCACTGGGCGCAGCTCCGGTTCGTCCCGGCGGGGGACGAGGAATGAAGCTCGTCCCGGCAACGAACCTCGGCATCAAGTTGTGCGAGCACATCGGGCTCGACCCGAACCGGGTTCAGCAGTTGAGGATCGTGTTGGACCCGGGCAACGTCGCCCGTGTCGAGGCCGACATCCTGTTCGACGTCGACGTCGAGGGCGAGGTCGAGCAGTTCATCGAGACGCACACCTTCCACGCCGTCGAGGCTCCGTGAGCCTCCAGAAAGAATCCGTGGTGCTCGGTGCCCCGAGGTGGGCCACGCCCCGCACAGATCGTCCTACAGCGGGTGCTGAGGCGGCGGCAATCGCGGAGCTGCTCGGCTTCGAGCTGATGCCGTGGCAGCGGTTGGCGTTCGACGTCGCCCTCGAATACGAGATCGACAACGAGTACCCGGGCGGGCGGAACTACGTCTACCGGGAGATCGGGCTCGGCACCCCGAGGCAGTCGGGCAAGTCGCTCTGGTGCCTCGTGAAGCTCATCCACCGCGGCCTCAAGATGGGCGACGCCCAGGCGTCCGTCTACACGATGCAGACCGGCGCCGACGCCGCCCGCCGCCTCCTCGACGACTGGGGGCCGCAGCTCCAAGAGTCGAGGCTCGCTCCCGCCGTGTCGAACATCCGACGCACCGCCGGGGCGGAGCGCATCCTGTTTAAGACGAAAGGCTCGCTGGAGATTCTGCGCTCCGGCAAGAGCGCCGGTCACGGTCGAACGCTCGACGAAGCCTGCATCGACGAGGCGATGCACGACGTCGACGAACGCCGGGAGCAGGCGGTGGTCCCCGCCATGCTGACCCGTCTGAATCCGCAGCTCGTGTGCACGTCGACGGCGGGGACGGACGATTCGGTGTACTGGCGCCGCAAGGTCGACGACGGCCGCAAGGCGGTCGAGGCCGGGTTGACGGAGGATGTCTGCTACTTCGAGTGGTCGATCCCCGAGGACGCCGACATCTACGACCCGGAGGTGTGGCGCGAGTTCCATCCGGCGCTCGGGCATTCGCAGCCGATGGCGGCGATGCGTCACGCCGCCCGGACGATGTCGGAGATGGAGTTCCGTCGGGCGCTCGGCAACCAGTGGACCCGTCAGGCCGACAAGATCATCGACTGGCTGGCGTGGGTGGAGTGCCGCAGCATGGACGGCGGCATCGGCGAACGGATGGTGCTCGCGGCCGAGGTGAACCGGGAGCGCACGTCGGCGTCGATCGTGGCGGCGTCTCGGGCCGACAACGGGATCATCGACATCGAGATGATCGAGAAGCGTGACGGCATCGCCTGGCTGACGCCGAGACTCGTCGAGTTGTGCAACCGGCACTACCCGGAGAAGCTGATCGTGGACGGCGCCGGTCCGATCGGGCCGATGATCCCCGAGTTCATACGGGAAGGTCTGAACCCGGAGCCGGTCACGGGCGGCGAACTCGCGAAGGCGTGCGGTGCGATGTACGACCACATCGCGAACCGTTCGATCCGGGTCCGGCCGCACGACGATCTCGACGACGCCGTGTCCGGCGCGGCCAAGTTCCAACGGGGCGACGCGTTCGTCTGGCGCCGCTCCACCCCACAATGCGATATCTCGCCGCTCGTCTGCGCTACCCTCGCTCTGTGGGCCGTGGCAGGCGACACGAACCACGGAAGCATCTGGCTCTACTGATGACGAAGATCGTTCATGTCCTTCTCGCCTCGCCTGGGGTCACATGCCAATGCTTCGGCGCGTTGGCGCTCGTGGTCGGGTTCGGGCTCTGGCTCGGGGTTCCCGCCGCGTTCTTGACTCTTGGGGTGGTCCTCCTCGTGGCGGGGACCCTGCTTGACCTGCCGGGCAGTGCGGTCCCCGCCACCGAGGAACTGATCGAGGAGGAGGTGACCGATGGCTCGTGGATTGGGCAAGCTGCTTGAGCGTGCCGCTCCCGGGCCCCTGGTGGCCGGAGGGTCGTCTGCGGCGGCTCTGCGGGCCCCTACGGGCTCCTCGTTCGGCCTGAAAGGCTCCGCCAACGTCGGGGACAACCCGTTCGCCCGTCAGACGGCGTCCGGCGAGTCGGAGACGATGGCGATTTCGGCGGCGTGGCGCTGCCAGCACATCCTGTCCGACGGCATCGGGGCGCTCGACGTGTTCGCCTACGACGTGTCGGAGGAGTCCCGCCGCATCGAGACGCCGAAGGTGCTGTCCGATCCGTGGCCGGTGTTCACGCCCGTCGAGTGGCGGGCGATGGTCGTGGCGTCGCTCGTGATGCACGGCAACGCCTACCTCCTGCCGTACGACATGGACCCGCGCACCGGGTACCCGCGTCAGCTCCTCGTCGTCCACCCGTCGCAGATGCAGGTCGACATCGTCGGCGGCGTCCCCCGGTACCGGCTCGTCGGTTCCCGGGTCGATCTCGACGTGCTCCACATCCGCGGCCTGCTCATGGCGGGCGCCGTGTGCGGCGTCGGCGTGCTTGAAGCGATGCGGACCGGCATCGGCCTGGCCCGCGACATGGACACGTATCAGCTCGGCAACTTCCAGCAGTCGTCGGTGCCGCCGGTCATCATCAAGGTGAACCGTCCCGAGATCAGCCCGGAGCAGGCGCTCGACATCCAGTCCCGCTGGGTGACCAAGCACGGGTTCGGCAACCGGGCGCCCGCCGTGATCCCGACCTCGCTCGACGTCTCCGCCATCGCGTGGACACCGGAGGACACCCAGTTCCTCGAATCGAAGCAGTACATGGCGGCGGAGGTGTGCTGGTGGTTCGGCATCGACCCTCGCGTGCTCGGCCTCGCCGCATCCGGCCAGTCGCTCACCTACTCGAACATCGAGTCCACGTACGTCGACCTCCAGCGCATGTCGTTCCTGCCGTGGACGTCACGGATCGAGGCAGCACTCGGGCGGGTGCTGCCTCGAACCCAGCTCGCCAAGTTCGACTTCTCGCCGATGCTCCGCACGACGTTGCAGGACCGCTACTCGGCGTACAAGACCGGCCTCGAAGGCGGCTGGATCACGATTGAGGAAGTGCGGGCCCTGGAGAACCTCGGACCGCTCGGCGCCACGCCGCCGCCGGTCGGCACGATCACCCCTCGCCCGCAGCAGTCCAACCAATCCGTTCCCGTCATGGAGGGGGCAGCATGAAGAACCTCGAAGTCATCCAGCGAACCCTTCTCGTCGACGACATCTCGATCGACCGGGCGATGGTCAAGGAGCGCATCGTGCGCGCCCGGGCGTTGCGCTACGCGGTGCCGTACGAAGTGTCGGACAACGGTGGCCGCAGCTTCTACCACGAGGTGTGGCGGGCCGGTGTGTTCGCCCGCTCGATCAGCGAGCGCGGTGAGCGGGGACGCATCCCGACGCACTGGCATCATCAGCGTCAGGAGAAGCCGTACGGCGCCGTCGTCGGGATGGAGGACTCGGCGTCCGAGTTCATCTTCCGGGCACGGATCGTGAACGGCGACCGGGGCGACGAGATGTTGGAGCTGATCGAGATTGGGGCGGTGAACGGTGTGTCCGTCGGCGCCCGGCCGATCGTGAACCGGTCGTTCGGCGGTGGCCTCGAACGGGTCGAGGCGGCGCTGCTCGAAATCTCGTTCACGTCGCACGCACAGATCGCCGACGGTGAAATCCTCGCGGTTCGTGCCGTGATGACCGACGACGAGACGGACACCGAAACCGACGAGGAAGCTGGCGAGGAAACCCCGCCGGTCGAGACGCCGGAACTCGACGCCGCCCGCCAGTACCTCAGCACACTTGAGCGCCCATAGGAGGCCACGAAATGCCCACTCCCACACAAGACTCGGTGTTCGAGGACGCCGCGACCATCGTGACGCCGCTCGTCGCCGCTGACGCGACGAAGCGGGAGAACGTCGTCGACCGGTTCATGGCCGGTCTGCCGACCTACGACGAGTCGTCCGAGGCTCCTGTCCCGCCGCCAGCGGCGACCGGCGCCAGCCCCACCGGGTTCACCCCGGCCGGAGCGGCGGCCCCGGCGAACCTCGCCGCGATGACCGGCATCGTCGCCAACCCGGCGACCGCTTGGGCGGAAGGCGCCTCCGTCACCCTGGGCGACGCATCGAAGGCGCATTGGAACGGCACGGCCTGGGTGGCGGGCGTCGCGCCAGCAGCGGCACCCTGACCGATGTCCTCCTCGATTGAAACGCTCGACCGTCTCCCCGGTCGCCTCGACATCCTCGTCGTGGCCGGGGACACGTTCGCGGACGCGTGGCGGTTCACCGAGGACGACGACGTCACCCCCATCGACATCTCGGGGGCCACGTTCAAGGGCGTGGTGAAGCGGCGGCTCACGACGGCCAAGGTCGCCGAGTTCGTGTTCGACTCGACCACCGAGGGAGCCGACGGCATCCTCGGCGTCATGCTGCCGGTCGCCGCCGACATGCTCGGGTCGTACGGCTACGACATCGAGATGACCGACGCGCTCGGCACGCGCACGATCCTGGCGGGGACGCTGTACGCGAAGGGGCAGACGACGTGAAGATCACCACCGGCAAAGGCGTCGTCGTTCACGTCGGCGGGCACATCACCATCGGCGGCGGCACCGTCCCGTCGGCACCGCTCGGGCTCGACGACCTCACTGACGTCGACCTGACCGGCGCCGTGCCCGGCCAGATGCTCCAACGGATGCCTGACGGGACCTGGGTCCCGGTCGCGTTCGAGCGCCCGCTGCGCTGGCTCTCCGACGTCGAGGCGCCCGCCGACACCCCGGCCGGGTCGGTGCTCGGCACGTCCGGCGAAGGTGTCTGGGAGCCGCTGTCGCTCGCCTACATCGAGGAGCAGATCGTCGCCCCGCTCCAGGCCGAGATCGGTGACCCGCACGTCGTCTCCGCCCACACCGACCTCGTCGGCTACATCGGCGAACTCGACGGGCGCCTGTCGGCGGTCGAAGGCTCGGGTGAGCCGGTCACTCCGACCTCGACGCTGTACGTCGACAAGTACAGCGGGACATACACCCGCGTCATGGCCGTCGGGGTGACCACGGCCGACGTGAAGGTCGCTGTCGCTCTGGCGACGACGCCGGGGACGAACGGTGCGGTGTTCCCCGACCTCGGGTCCATCGCCGGTGGGGCCGCGGTGTGGGTCGATTTCAACGGGACGCTCGGGCGGGTCAACACCGTCGACGGCTCCGGCGTCTACGGCTCGGCGCTCAAGGAGTGGATTCGCAAGGGGTCGGTCCTCACCGTCCACCGGGACGACACTGATCCCGCCCATCCGACTCTGGTCGTCACGCTCATCGAGCAGCCGACCGGTGCCGGTTCATCGCTCGCGCTCGGCGACCTGGCGAACGTGCAGGCGCCCGGCAACACCCCGGTCGGCAAGGTGCTCGGCACCGACGCCGAAGGGCACTGGGCGCCGATCGACTTCGAGGCCCGCATCGCCGCGCTCGAAGCCCGCATCGCCGCACTGGAGAACCCGGCCCCGGCGCCGCCTCCCGCCGTCCCTGACGCGACGTGGACGAAAGACGACATCGTGCTCTGGCTCGGCAACAACGGGATCGACCTCAACAAGAAAGCGGAGCAGGAGATGACGAAGGATGAATTGCTCACTCTCGTCGCCAACCTGTTGAACCCATGAACCCTGTCACCCAGTACGCCCAGGAGCAGCCGGTCACGTTGGCCGGTGCGGTCACCGCGGCGATCACCGCGACCGTGAACCTGCTCGCCCTCATCTTCGGTTGGGACGGCACGATCGTCGCCGGGCTCAACCTCGTCATCGGCGCCTGGATCGTCGTCATCTCGTTCGTCGTGCGGGCCAAGGTGACGCCGTCGCGCAACGTCGCCCTGACGAACGCCCAGGCCGACGAGCTGGCGACGCTCACCCCGAAAGAACTGGACATGCTCCGTGAGTGAACTGACCTTCCCCGACGGCTACCAGGGCAGGCGGGTCACGCTCGACCAGCTTCGCCAGCACTCGACGTTCGCGAACCTCCACCCGGAGATGCGTCGCCGTGTCGAGGCCATGATGATCGCGTCCGGCGGCACCATCGGCATCGGCACCGGCTACCGGTCGCCTGCGTCGCAGGACGCCGAGTACCAGCGTCGTCGGCAGCTCCAGGCCCAGGGCGTCCACACGGCGCCGATGACGCCGTCGAGCCGCTCATGGCACTGCGCCGGTGGTGCCGTCGACCTCGTCGGCGACACCGCATGGGCCGGTGTCCACGCCCCGCAGTTCGGACTCATCCAGGCGACCTGGGGTGGCGAGACGTGGCATTTCCAGCCCGTCGAGCTGCCGCACGCCCGCCCGGCAGGTTCGTCTGTCGACGAGTTCATCGGTCACCACGAAGTTCCGGTCGCCCACGAACCGCAACCGGTCCCCGCCCCACCCGTTCACGTAGGAGATGATGACGACATGGTGTTGATCCTCGAAGATGTCCGTACCGGCGCGATCTATAAGTGCGTGCCCGGTGGCGGCATGTACTGGATTCAGAACGGCGACGTCGCCGGGGAGCTGCTCAAGCGCCACGAGGAGGCCAGCGATGCGCCCGACGGTCGTTCGCCGGTCGACGGGATGCGCTACCACTACCTGCGTCACGGCGGGGACCATGTCATCTCCGGGTACGGCCCGATCCTGAATCCCGATGGTGCGTTGCCGCCCGGCACCGACCAGTGGGGGCGAGTCGGGTCGTGAGTGTTCGCGTCCGAAGCGAGTGATCTGAGCCGGGCGGTCGGCGATGCGACGTCGGGCGTCACGTTCATCCTCGGGGTGGTCCTCGGGGTGTTCATCGTGTTCCGGGTGCTGAGGTATGTCCGTGACGAGAGGAGAGGGCACGATGAGCAATGACTCCGAGTGGGATGAGGCGCGTGAGGCAGCAGCGGCGGTCGTTGCGAAGGCGCCGGAGACGCCGTGGGGAACGCTGGCTGAGGTCAATGACGGGGTGACGACCGTCGCCGATCTCGACGAGCACCAGTTCCATCCGTGGGGCCGAAACGTGCCAGTCGTTGCATCCGACGCAACCTGACGTCTACGCTGCCGGAAACCGCAGCAACACGATGTCGCACATCGGTTGAACACCGGGTAGCTCCCGGCCGTTCCCGTCGTGAATCATGGGGAGAAGCTGGCGGTCCTTGATCCGTTTCTACGAAAGGACCCCCTCATGGGACAACTGCTCAACAACCTCCGCGCTCAGTGGGACAAGACGTCCGCACAGATGAACGCCATCACCGACGTCGCCGCCGGTCAGAACCGTGACCTCAACGACGTCGAGCGTGCGAACTTCGACGCTCTCAAGACCGAACTCGACTCCATCCATCCCCGCATCGAGCAGCTCGTCGAAGTCGAGCGGGCGCAGGACTCGACGGCGGCACTGTTCGCTTCGGTGACCAGCGATGGCCGCGAGACGCTGGCCCGGGCCCAGGCCCCCGCCGTGCTCGCCCACTACGACACCCCGGGTGCGTACTTCTACGACGTGTTCCGTGCGTTCGGCCCCGGGTCGGACCTCGAAGCACGCCAGCGCATCCAGCGGGCCGCGATGGTGAACCGCACGAGCATCAACGGCGCCACCGTCGCCGACCTGACGCTCGACGACATCATCGGTGTCGTGCCGGAGCCGATCATCGGCGAAGTGTGGAGCAACGTGGACGCCATGCGCCCCGTCGTCGCCACGCTCGTGCAGCGTGCGCTGAACGCCCCGCTCATGTTCCGCCCGAAGGTGGTGCAGAACACGCAGGTCGGCCCGCAGGGCACCGCCGGCAAGCTTGGCTCGGTCAAGACGACCGGCGCCGCCGTCGACGAGAAGAAGGCGTTTGTCTCCCGTGAGATGAAGCTGGCTCGCATCGACATCGAGCCGGTCGCGATGGGTGGCGTCGTCGACGTGTCG